TTTTCAGGAAGCACAATTCCAATACTCGTCATTGTTCCATTCAATGACTGTTCGTCTTCATAAAATGCTGCGTATGGATAAGGGTTGTTAATATCATCAACAAAAGACCACAATTCAAGCAGGTCAGCGTTATTTCCACCGTTCATACACATGAATGTTTTGTAGTTTTCAGCCCAATCATAAAGAATTTTTACTACGGAAGAGTGGTGATATTTAACAAACAACTCAACGGCAGCGTGGCCAGGTTGAATTCCTTGTTGAATCGGCCGAAGCATCCAGTTTGTAAAACTATAAAATCTCATTTAATTACCTCTTTCTATAATGGTTTTTAAAACGTTGACGATCTTCATCAGATAAACCACGTCCTTACTAATCCAAGATTCCAAGCCGTTTATCAATCGCCCATTGTTCTTCATACTTAATAACGTTCATCATACACTCACCTTTGCTTTGATAGCTGGGAGGGGGTCATAATCATTTATCACGAAGTCATCGTATCTGAAATCGTCAATATTGTCAACAGCACGAGCGAACTCAAGAGTTGGGGAAGCACGAGGAGTTCTGGTAAGTTGTTCTTTAACCTGCTCAATGTGGTTGTTGTAGATATGAACATCTCCCCCGTCCCAAATAAATTCACCTGGAGCCATTTCAACAACTTCACACAACATTCTTGTTATAATACTATACTGAACGATATTAAAAGGAACACCCAGGAATGTATCACAACTGCGTTGGTGCATCACACAACTTAGAGAACGAGTTGGCACATTGTGATTATTAAGCATGTCGTTAACCATGTTCCAAGACATACCGTCAAGATTGTATTCCCCGAAAGCAAATTGAAACCATTTGAGTCGTTCGGGTTGTGTCATTTCAGTTGAAAAGAATTGAAACGTGAAGTGGCACGGCGGAAGTCTCATTTGATCAATCTCTCCAACGTTCCAAGCACTAACCATAATTCGGCGATCGTCGGGGTTAGTTTTCAGTTTACGAACAACATCAGCGATTTGATCGACATACAACTGATGTCTAAATACATATCCTTCACGAGGTTCAATCCGTTCAAACTTCCAATCACGAGTTTGAGAATTGGGAGAATTGTTTAATGCAGTCGAAATTATCTGACTGTGCTTAATTCCAACCTGTTTTGCGAACCACCTTGGAACAGTAAAATCATAACAATCACCAGTCTGTTTGTTTGTTGCAATATATTTGCAACCATCAAGTTTTGGAAGAACCTGATTATATTTTTTAGGGAGAAATATACAGGTGAATTTACTGTATGAAGAAGAACCAAAATAATCTTTATCGAGATCGTATGCTGATGGATTTGCTGCCCACTTTGAAAAATAAGGTAAGTCATGAATGTCCCGAAGAAAGTTTGAAAAACATCTCCAGGATTTATCAACAAAAACACCCCTGTGGCCGTACAAATAATATTCTGGATGAGACGGATCAAAGCAACGTCTCATCATGTTATACCAAAGATTATATGCTTGGTTTCGAATCGGTGTATATTCTCTATATTCCCCCAAACATCCCTCATTATAAACACTAATTCTATATGGATCTCGGATGTTTATTTGTTTTGTTCGTAATACTGGACGTAACACTCTCTTAATAGTAGACGTTTGTTCAAATTGAATCACATACGTACTGTTCTTATCACCTGGTTTGCACTCTTTATTGACTACTGTAAACCAATCACCAAACCGTGTTTGTAATTTTTTCCCAACGAAATCGTCGTCTGTTGTTTCAGGGTTCAATTTTTCATTCACAGGGGGAATGAACGGTTCATTGATTCCTCCAGAACGCTTTTTAATTTCAACAACAGATGATAACCAATCATCCTTTTCCCAGTGTCTCCACTGGTATCCATACACCTTATTCAGATGTCCTTCAGGAGTGCACCATTCATTCCAAATTCGAATTCCATTATCTTGAAGATATTTGATGTTGCTATTTCCACTTAAATACCACAAAATTTCATGAAGTACCGCTGGAAGATGCATTTTCTTTGTTGTTAAGAGGGGGATAGTCCCATCAGAGAGATCGAACCTCATTTGTCGACTGAATACTTTAACAGTTCCAGTTCCAGTTCTATCTACACAAGCGCGTCCATTATCTAAAATGTCTCGTAAAAGAGTGAGATATTGTACATCGTGGAATTGTTTGCTTGTTGAAACTTCTGTCATACAAACTCCTTATTATTGTTATTATAATAGGAATATTATAACATAGTTTAAACTGACTAGTCAACGAAACCAACCTCATATAAATCGTCTTGCCTAACCCACTTTTTCCATGTTGGTCCTGTTGAATCAATAGGTTTAATTTCTATTAAAGATTCTACATGAGTTTTTGAAGATAAAATAATCTTTCTGGTTGCAATACGTCCAGTTGGTGCAACTTCCACGTTTTCAAATATGTATGTTTTACTAGATTCAGTAGACATTAAATAATAACTTTTTTATCAAGTTCCCGAATGTGATTTGAATTCCAAATTTTGGGAAATTGTTTTAAACTTGTGGTAGTAATGAACATGTAATAAACGAAGACCCAAACATTGGAAACAAACAAAAGATCGACACAAAAAGATACTGTTGGAACAATAATCATTCCCAAAACATTGAAGATTAGAACACTTGAAGTAATTCCCATATGGATTCTATCGCATTTACGAAGTATTAAATTTGGATGAAAAAAGTCTGGTGCATCATTAAAATTATCCTGTTCTTCTTTTTTTACTAAATCCATAATTTTTTTTAGGGAAAGAATAATAAAAATTCCCCAACAAATGAATATTGACGTTGAAAATATATACAATGATGGTATATTTGTTACAAACCAAACCATTATTTGTTCTATAGTCATTTTATTGTCCTGTGACATTTTTTTTTGTGAGAATCTATTTCTGTTTTCTATCTCACTAGATTGTTGATCGACTCTTTGTCCCATTAGATCAGCTTTTGTTTGAAGTTGATCTACTCGAGCGTTAGTATAATTAATTTTTTTATCAAAATATGACTGTGAATCAACAATTTGTTTAGACAATACAACAAACGCTGGTTCTGGGTGAATGTTGGACATTGACAATCTAAACAAACCAATTAAAGTTCCAACGGTAATATTAACGGTTAAAACTATTAACCAGAAGTATATTTTGCTATGATCTTTAGTACTATTCATATAATGTCTTCTGCAATGAGATAAATTGTAATTAAATGTATTTATAAAATACACAAAAATTATAAATAGTATGACACGAATGAAAGTATAGGATGGTGTGTGATGGCTGAAGCAAGGGAAGGAGAACTTCTTAAATACTCTAATGTTATTACGTTAAAAGATATAGTCACCTTTGTCTCAATAGTAGTTGCCATGACTATGGCATGGGGAGTATTTGGAACTCGGTTGACTGTTGCTGAAAAAGAATTGGTATATCAAACACAGAATTCTGAAAAAATGCAAAAACAAATTGATAGTGTATCAGATAAAGTAGACAAATTACAGATGAGGATTATAGAAGATGAAGACACAATTCAATCACTATGGCAGAAATCACATTAATTCGTTACGATCATTGGGTTTACTGTTGTTGATGTTTTTGTTTCCGACAATCCTCTCTGCATCAAATAATTTTACCGTTCCCATTACAAGCATTGATGTCCCCGAAAATACGATATCTGTAACAGATTTGTGGGCAATATTCACATTAACGACTACAAGATGGAGTAATGGAAATAAAATAATTGTAGTGTTGTATACTCAAGATACTCCAATAATGAAAACGTTTGTTAGAGAATATTTCGGGATAAATATTTATAGATTCGAGGAAGCGATCGACAGCAAAATAAACAACGGAAGAGGTGTTCCACCAACAGTCGTTGGTTCAGAAGAACAGATGATCCACGAAATCTCTACCAAACCTGGTAGAATTGGATTTGTAAAATCGTATATTGTAGTGGGAGATGGACATCGTGGAATCAGGCGTATTGCAGTCAATTAAATTAATTATTGTTACTTTATTTTTAAGTGTGCCAGTATATTCATATGGAAATGATACTTCAAACTTTCACTTATTCGGGACATTCGCATCTACAATATTGAATACCAACAATAGTGCTTATAATACCAGATCTGGAACTTCATTGGATAATCAATTAATATTAAACACTACTTATGATATCACAGAAAATGTTGGGTTTGTAGCAGCAATTGACATAACAAAGGGTATCCGAAAGGATTATGAAGCTGATATAGATTATGCTACACTGTCATATTCAACATCTATTTGTTGTGATACAGTTGGAACAATTGGAGTAGGTCGAGTTAAATATGATATTGGTTTGTTAGAAAACCAAAGAAATAACCCACATTCTAGAACAACTATATATCTTCCTTTTTCTACTTATTGGCCAGCGTCAAATTATTGTGCACAATCTGTAGATGGAATTCAGCTTGATATTACTAAAGAAATCAAGGGAATAGGAAGTGTTTCTTTTACTTCTTCTTATGGGAACGGAGTAATGAAAAACCAAGATCAAGCTCCTGCTTTTTATGGATATTTTCATGATCAATTATTTGAAGGTGATTCGTTTGCTTTAACAAGTCCCGTTCTCTCGAATACAATAAAATTTGAAAACCTTAATTGGACTATACAATACAACCAAACGGAACTTAATGGAGAATATAATCAGAACTATACTATTCCAGGGTGTGATCCTTTGAAACACAGAAGTTGTAATGGTAATCCATATCTTCCAAAAAATTATTCGTTTTTTCACAAATACAGTACACTGGGAATTAGATATACAGATGGTGATTGGACCATAATGGGAGAATATGTTAAACACAATTTTCCGACAGAACCTGTTGGATATTTTGTTAGAGTTGAAAAACAGCTATCTTCAGACTTTACAGGATTTGCGGGTTATTCAAAATTTGAACACACAAACAAAAATGCTCCATCTCCATCTGCTGTTGCAACGTGGGCCAGAGAAGGAAGAGAAGTCGTTGTTGGGGGTGTATATCACTACGATCAAAACAATGAACTTAAAGTTGAATATCATCAAGGGTATGGAACGGGTTGGTTCCCCTATCCAGCCGATAAACCAAATTGGAATATGTTTGCTGTCCAATATGTTCACTCATTTTCTATAAGATAAACAAAGGGAGATAATCTCCCTTTGTTTGATATAGATTTATTCTTCTACAGATTCACTTGCAATAATCCAAGACTTAACAAACTCACTTCTCACGATATCATCAACCGTGAAATATACAGAAGAGAATTCTTTCATTTTTTCAGCAATCTTTAACATGCGCTTCATTCCAGAACTTTCGGCCCTCTTCCCGTTTGTGAGATCGTTTTGAGCTAAATCTCCTGTAAAGATAACTCGAGAGTTGTTTCCAATTCTCGTCATTATACTATGAATTTCATGACTGGTCATATTCTGCCCCTCATCAATAACAACAAGGGCATTATCCCATGTTACACCACGAACGTATGATGTAGTTACAAAGCGTATTAAATTCGCTTCCTTCATGTTATCATAAGTGCCAAACCGTCCGAACAGCTCATTGAGTATATCTCGGTATGGGTTTTCAAATAACGAGACTTTCTCTTCAAGTGTTCCTGGCATGAAACCTAACTCTCTGGTTGTTACAGCCGAACGAACAATAATAACGTGATCTTGAGGTTTATTTCCATCTAAAACATCACACAAAGCAAGGTAAAGTGCAAGAAATGTTTTTCCGGTTCCAGCAGAACCATAAGCAACAAGGTTATCCCCTTGAAAATATTGACTGAACATGTTATGTTGATTAGCTGTTAAAGGACGAATTGTTTTGATATCATGCTTGGTCCAATGTTTCCTGACTGGACCTTCTTCAACTGCTTTTATGTTATTGTTTATTAATATAAGTTCTGATGATCTGTTACTTTGACGACGATTTCTTTTTGCGGACATAGACCTCTCCTTATTGTTATTGTAAAATTCAAACGATTAAGATTGTGGTAAGGCATTTCCTCCTTTCATAAAAGATTGTTATTCAATAAATTGATTGATTATTTCTTTTCGTTTTTCTGTATTCTGATTACTTTGAACAATTTTAGAAGCAAGTTTCATTATGTCGAGCTGATTTCGGTTAGAGGATGTTTTGGTTAAACGATCTACGATTGCATTAAATGTCTGTTGAACATCATCAACAGATTCAGCTTTTCCTCTTAACGATTTAATAACTTCAGTAGTAAGATCGATGATACTAACATCCACACCACCATCTTCAGAAGCGGAAGATAGTTTTTGTGCGGTTTTGTCAGTTATATGATCATAAACTTTTTGTAGGAGAGAGTATTTTTTGTAACGTTTTTTACGTTCCACTATCTCTTCCATCATCTTTGAAAATAGTATAGTCTTTGCAAGTGTATTTGCAAGATGTGGTGATATGTCTTTGTTTGTAACTAAAACCTTCTTAATCACACCATTAAGATTGTTTTTAGACTCCAATAATGAAGAGTCACTCAACACATCTGAACACAATACTGTCATGTTCTCGATAATCGAGTCTTTTGTGTTTTGTTCATTATTGAGTTTACTTAACATTAATTTGAGTCTTTATGTGTCTCCTGTTAAATGTATTTATTGTCTTTTTTCAAAAAAATTAGATGTGTAAATTTATGGAGTTACAGTTCCGTAAATAAATCGACTGGAGGATCGTGTCGAATACTACTCAACGCAACTCCAATATAATAACACACATACAGGTTCCAAGCATTTAACTTATCTTTAAAAGACTGAATAACACAAAACAGTTCAAATAATTTCATTTTTCTTCCCTTGAAGTGATAGCAAACTGCACTATACACTAAAAGGGGAGAAAAGTCAACATTAAACTCCAGCCTGGGCGGCTGGTGGTGTGTTTCCGGTTGGAGCTCGAGATGGTTGAGCAGGAGCTTGTTGAATTTGTGCATCCAGTTGTTTGAACGTATTTGCAAGGCCTATCAATTGATTGGCCTTTGTCGCTCTTGCTTTCTCGTCCATATTACCCAATCCCGTCAGCATTTGGGTATTCTGGGTTACACCAGATTTTCCAACTTTATTTGCTAATGCAATCAAAACCTTATCCACTTGACCCACGGGTTGATCTGATCCAGAAGCTTGTTTCATGATTATGGATAACTTTTTAGCTGCATCTGCACCAGCAATAACAGATAACGCTGAACTTCGAGTTCCAGGATTTGCCAACAACTGAAGAGCAGCAAGTTTTGCACCCATCGCGCCAGCTTGATCAGGGTCTAAATCCTTTCCTGTTTTAATAATGTCAGCCATTTGATTCAAAAATTGTTCTGCACTCTCAAACAATTCAGAATGATATTCCTTTTCTAAAACTGTTTCTATTTTTTCATATAAAGCACCAAAGAATTCTTCTTCAGCTTTAATGTGATCTTCCAACGCAGTATTGATTTCTCTAATTAATCCCATTTAAAATCTCCTTCATGACCAAGTATAATAGATATTTATACTTATAAGGAATAATGTGTAGCTTTTACCTGTCCTCTATCATCAACAGAGCATAATACCACATCGTATTTCCAAAGAGTATGTATTAATGATACTACTCTATCAGCTTGTTTCGCATCCAATAACTTCCCATCAACGATATTGTGTTGAAGTAATAATTTTCGTGTTCCCCACTTGTCAACCCTTACAACTTGAATATCTGGGATTAACAAAGATGGGTTGTGTTGTTCGGAAAGAACTCTACGAATATGTTTAAATCCTTCATCATTATGAATTGCTGTTACTTCATAGTTATGTTCATTGCGAGAATCTTTCAAAGAAAACATCTTCATGTTGCGCATTACTGTCGGAGACAAGAACTGTAAAATGAAACCGTCATCTTTAAAATTCACAACGGCATGCTTGACAACGCTTATCCAGTCAGGATCCCCAGCCCATTCAGGGAACCAACGTTTGTCTTCTTCAGTAGGATTCTCACAAATACGTCGAATGTCCTGAAACATTGCAAATCCGAGTGCATATGGATTTAGTCCACTAAAATATTTTGACTCAAATGATGGTTGCATTACAACGTTAGTATGATCCCGAAGAAATTCCATCATAAACCCATCCGTAATTAATCCTTTTTCTCTCAACCGTTGCATGATTGTGTAATGGATAAAGGTCGCAAAACCCTCATTCATTACTTTTGTGGCTCTCTGAGGGTGGAAATATTGAGCGATCTTACGAACAATACGAATAATCTCTCGTTGCCATGTTTCAAGGTTCGGGGAATGTTTCTCCAAGAAATATAATATATTTTCCTGTGGTTCAGCAGGGAACACATCATTCGTTCCCTTGTCCACAACAACATCTTGGGAACCTGAAATTGTTCTCCACAAATCGTTTAGTTGACTTTGAACATAAATCGCTCGTTCATTCTGTTTTGCTCGTTCTTTTTCAACAGACAATTTTCCAGAACGGTGGTATTTGTCCACACCATAATTTTGGAGAGCGTGGCAAGCATCCAACAAACTCTCAACTTGTTGAACACCATATTTCTCCTCACACTCGGAAATATAATGCTTCGCGAATACCAGATAATCAACGATTGTGTCGGCTTGCGTCCATTCTTTAAACAAATAGTTATTCTTAAAAAAAGCATTGTGTCCAAAAGCAGCATGAGCTATAACCAATGCTTGCATCATCATGGTATTCTCTTCCATTAAATACACAAGGCATGGATTAGTATTCAATACAATTTCATATGCAAGACCCATTTGACCTTGTTTGTAGCCATTATTGTTTGTGATGAAGTCTTTACCAAACGACCAGTGGTTGTACATAATTGGCATCCCAACACTTGAATTGTGCATTGGATAACCATCACAAACGAAGGTGCCGGTTGATGTTGTAATCTTTACAATTTCAAGGTCACCAATTAATTGTACTGATTCCACCTCTTCGTAATTGGACGTCTTCATTAAACCTAGTTGGTCAAAAGATATCTTTGAAATAATTCGTTCAGGACGAATTTCTCCTAAGAAACGAAGTTGATCTGCACTGGAAGAACCAGTTAATCCAATTGTCTTACAAATCCCCCGTCCTGACTTTTTATCAGCTTGATAGAACGTATATCCCAATTCGCCAATTATTTGTTTGATTTTGTTTAAGGTCGGACCTTCATTCTGGGAAATACACAACGCCTGTACTGATCCACGAATAATATTTCCTTCACCGTCATACATACCAGCCAGCCAGCCAGCGTCTTTGGTGTTTATTTCAGACCACACATCCATTAATTTAGGTATACGAGATGCGGAAAATCTTGTATCTTTTGTTGTTCGTAGTTGTGTTGTTGCTCTCCACTGAAGCACAGATGTTGCTCCCTTTTGCTGTCGAACAAGCCACAAGTGATTACCTGTTACTTTAAATTGCTTTCCAGATGATAAAGTAACACAATATACCGGTTTTGTAACTCGTTCTGCACCTTGAACGATCGCAGAACGATATCTACGATGAGGTCCATGTTCGTCAAATCCTAACACCACATCACCAACCTTAATATTACCTGCCTCAATCCAACTCAAATCTTGTTTTAACAATTTGTGGTCAGGAGTTATACAATATGCGTCCAACATCTGCTCTGCAGAAATCACTTCAATTTGGTTTGGATATACGTCCAAACCCAGTTCTTCTACAGCAATGGTTTCTATTTCTTTATAAAACTTTTCAATTAATTCAAAATTCCAATCACTTGACGTGGTAATTGGTTCACTCATTTGGATGTGTCCTTTTCGAATAGGTTGTGGAAAACAGGATATATATCACTTGGTTCTTCAATTATAGCCATTGCAAAATTCTCATGTTTCCCCAATAAGTAATGTTGGTATACCTGCGACATGATGTTATCAGGATTATTAACTTGGACGTAAGCATAATATTGTGACATAGGAAGAATATCTTTAATAAGCGTTTCGACAACCTGTTGACAATCATCCACATCGTTATCTCCATCACTTGCTTGGCACACATAAATGTTCCATTTCGATGGATCATATCGTTCTTCAATTATGTTTTTCACGAGAGTTGTTGCGGAAGAAACCATGGTTCCGCCTGATTCACGAGAATAAAAGAAGTTTTCTTCGTCTACTTCAAAAGCTGCTGTGTGATGTTTAACAAATACGACATCCACATATTTGTAATTTCGGTGTAGAAATAAATACAATAACATGAAAAATCGTTTTGCTAAATCTTTTTCATATTCACCCATACTACCAGATACGTCCATGACACAAAACATCACAGCTTGAGTAATTGGGGTTCGAACTATCTCAAATCTGTTATAACGCAAATCAATTGAATCAATAAATGGAACAGCCTTAATTTTCTTTTTAAGAACAGCTATTTCATGTTCAAGTTGAATAATCCGAAGTTGTTGTTCTTCACACTCCGTTATTAGATTTCCATTTTCATCTTTATTATTTTCAATGAATTCATAAAGTTCCGAAAGTTCTGTTTCTAGCTCTCGTAGTTTTCGTTTTTTTGGAGTACGTAAAGCAGCCCGCCGTCCAACTGACTGTCGAAGAGAACGTACGTAGTTTAATTTACTTGGATTACCATCAACAGCAAACCCAGCTCGTTTTACCTTTATTTCTTCTGTTTGAGCAAGCCCCTTTTTAACTAAATCGGGAAGCTCCAAATCTTCAAAGAACACATCCATGTATTCGTCGTGAGTAATAGCGAACTCAAAGTCATCGTTCTGTTCACCACCTCCACCGGAACCATTCCCACCCTTACCATCTTGAGGAGGTGGTTTTGGGATTCTGTCTCCTGGAACATATTTTTTATTTCCAGGTAAGATACGTTCAAGTTCACCTGAATCAGACGAATGAGTAAAATGAGGTTCATTAATATCTTTTGTTGGGATATTAACATTCTGGTCGCCAGGTGAAATAATATCACGAATGTTTCCCGATGTGATAGATTTCTTAACAGCTTCCCGAACTCTACTTTTTACTCGCCGGATAAAACGCTGACGATTTGCAGAGCTTTTATTTTTACCATTCTTTCTTCGGTCCAAAATTTGAAAACTCATTCTGTACTCCGTGAATAATAGTTTCTATTATATATCAAAAATTGCCCCCTTACAACAGATGTTACTTTTGAAGTATGAAGTGTGAACAGTGATACTGTGTGTGGTTTACGTTGTTTATCGAATCTGCAAATATTAACAGCGACAGAAAATAACAAAAAGAAGTGTAAGTATGAACAATAGAGAGGAACCAATGGTTCCTCTCTAACTCCTCGATTATAAAGATTAATTATTTTTGCGCCATCTAAGGAACCACTCCACCAATAATCTTACTTGTTTTTCAGTGTATCCTTTTTCAACCATACGCTGAACAAACCCATTATGTTTTTTCTGATCTTCAGAACTTCCCTTTGAAGTAAAGGTTATTACGGGCAATAATTCTTCTGTTGAAGCGAAGATTCGTTTTTCGATTACATCTTTAATCTTCTCATATGATTTCCAGTCAGGAGTCTTTCCACCATTAGCAGCTCGTTGACGAAGAACGTAACTGACAACTTCACTGCGAAAATCTTTTGGATTGGCGATTCCGCTTGGTTTCTCAACTTTTTCCAATTCTGAATTCAAAGCACTCCGTTCGTACATTTCACCTGTATCAGGATCTCGAAAATCAACATCTTGAATCCAAGCATCCGCATATGTCAAGTACCGCTCGAATAGATTTTGACCATATTCATCTGCATTTTCAAAGTATGCAGTCCGTATTTCTTTGTCCAAATATTCTGCATATTTTGGAGCCAGAACACTTTTAATGAAATCAATATATCTTTCTTCTGTGTCTGGTGGAAATTGTTCTTGTTCGATCTGTTTTTCGAGAACATACATTAAATGAACTGGATTCGCAGCAACTTCTTGAGAATCATAATTGAACACCCTCGAAAGGATCTTATATGCAAATCGAGTTGATAATCCACTCATGCCCTCATCTACACCTGCTTCGTCGTGATACTCTTGAATGGGTTTCGCCTTAGGATCACTATCTTTCAGATTTTCTCCATCATATACACGCATCTTTGAATACAAAGCAGAATTACCAGGTTCTTTCAATCGTGTCAATACAGCGAAACGAGCCATCATTTCCAGTGTTCCAGGCGCACATGGTGATGCATACAAAGCACTACCTCGAAGAAGCTTGCGGTAAATTTGGGTTTCATCTGATACACGCAAGCAATATGGAACTTTAACAATATAAACACGATCCAAAAATGCTTCATTCGTTTTATTGTTTCGGAAAGCAGTCCATTCACTTTCGTTACTATGTGCAAGAATTACACCACTAAATGGAATAGCTGCACCCTCAACACCATTATAATTGCCTTCTTGTGTCGCTGTTAACAGAGGATGTAAAATTTTGATTGGTGCTTTGAACATTTCAACGAATTCAAGAATCCCCTGATTGGCTAAACACAGACCACCACTATAACTGTATGCATCTGGATCATCTTGAGAGTATTCTTCCAATTTTCGAATATCTACTTTACCAACGAGAGACGAAATATCTTGGTTGTTTTCATCACCAGGTTCTGTTTTTGTAATTGCAACTTGGTTAAGACGAGAAGGCCAACGTTTAACAACTCGGAATTTGGAAATATCTCCATCAAATTCACGTAAGCGTTTTGCGGCCCAAGGAGACATAATGTGTCCAAGATAACGGCGATCAATACCATAATTATCTTCTAAAAACTTTCCGTGTTCTGTAACGTTGAATAATCCAAGAGGTGATTCAAAGATTGGAGAACCTTCAATCGCATAAAATGGAATTTTTTCCATTAATTCTTTCAAACGTTCTGCAATACTAGACTTGGAACTTCCGACAGGACCAAGCAGATAGAGGATTTGTTTCTTCTCTTCTAGACCTTGAGCAGCGTGTGTAAAAAATGAAACTATCTGCTCAACAGAATCTTCAATACCATAAAAATCTTCAAAAGCAGGATAAACTTTAATGACACGATTCATAAAAATACGGCTAAGGCGGGGATCGTCTTTCGTGTTTACCATTTTTGGTTCCCCTATTGCTTGTAACATACGCTCTCCAGCTGTAGCATATGTTAACGGCTCTTTTTTGCATAATTCAAGATACTCTTGAATACTCATAGTTTCAGTTGAGTGTTCTTTATATTGTGAGCGATACAAGTCAAAGATATTTTCCATTCGAACGATCTCCTGCGTGATGTGTTATTTTGTATTTCTGATTACGATTATATTAGATAATTGTGTTAAAGTAAACAAAATAAAAAGGGGATTATTTATTTCCCCTTTTTATATTATTTCAATTACCTCTCTTGTGTTTTAAATATGAATTTAATAACCCCTCGATGTTTGCTTTTCCGGTTGGGTTTGCTGAGTGGACAAAAAATTTAAAATTAGAAGGAATCCAGTCTCGTTTCCCTTGTTCTTCTTTATCTAAATCTGTGTTTACAATCCACTTTGCTACTTTCATCGCAGTATCATCTTCACCCAAATCATGATCAAAACTTATTATTGATGGGAACCCCAAGTTCTTTATTAAACTTATAGCTTTTTCAGACGAACGAGCGATTACCCAATCATTTTTGTCGTTAGGTGTTCGAATATCATCAATATAAAGTTTATAATTCATATATTATGTTCCTGGTGGATAAGAAGGTCGAGTTGGAAGAACTGTACTCGTTGTATCTGTTCCGTTTACTATTCCTCGTAAACTATTTCTATATGTATTCCATTCAGAAGGTACGGGAATAGATGATGAATAACACCTAATAACCACGAGGTCTGATGCAGCGAGTGCATTAGACGCTTGTGTTTTAAGGGGTGCTATGAACGTTCCATTTTGATACAAATATCCCTCTTTCACATCTGTTCCTTCGGTTACCAAAATAGCGTCATACCAAGTATCATCGTTGGTCTTTATTAATCCAACTACCACTGAATCTCTAATGTTTGCAAATAAATTCATTTTATCTCCCTTATATTAACGAAACGTAGGATGCTTTTAAAAGTGGAATACCTACGAGGTCTGCTCCGCTATAGTCACTACCACCACTAACGGTAGCTGACACACTGAATGTTTGTTTCGAACTTGGTGGAAGTGTTTGGGTGTATGTTCTTGAGAATACTCTCCAAGTTTGGCCCGCTCCACCTGATACAATCTGATCAATTAATGTTGAACCAGCATATACATCCATTATTGCTGTATCATCAGTATTAGTTATAAACGTAACATCTAATTGGATCGTTAACGTTTTACTACTGCTATAATTTACTAAAACTATTTGAGCAGGTCCTGCATTATACCAAGTGGTTGAAATAGTCTGAATATCAAAAGACCCAGTCGTGGTCTGTGTCACGCCATACATTAGATTAGCACCATAGTTCCCTCTAGAGATAAAAGAATCGTAGAATAACAAATAATACGTGTATGTGGTTCCGTATAAGGTAACTGTTGTATATATACCATTTGCACGTGGGGTATTTGGTAAGATAATGGGAACGGGAGCAACAATTGCAGGGTTAGCTGTGTTAAAATTATAAATCAGTGTATAGGTATCTAGGAAATCTTGTGTTGTTGTTGTTGGTGGTGTTATGCTTAAAATTCCTGAAGGGTCAATCGATAAACCCGTTCCAACCTTAATTCCGCCTAATACAGAACTAGAAGCGATCGGTAGAGTGTATGTATATACAGGTCCAGGAGTAAATCCTAAAGCTGAAATAACATTAGTCGGAGTTAACGAAATTGTCCCATCACCAGATTCCGTAATATTAGAACCAACTTTAACTCCCCCCAACACAGAACCGGTTGATATTGGTAAAACATAATTTGATGAATCTACATATTGTTTCGTAGCAGCTTGAAGATTCGTTGTTGGATCACCCGACAATGTAAGCAAACCAGTCATTGTATCGCCAGCTTTATTTACAGGAGTAAACCCCAAAGCTGGTTGTTTTGTATCAACATATTGTTTTGTTGCTGCTTGAAGGTTTGAAACAGGATCTGCATTTAATGTCAAAAAACCAGTCATTGTATCGCCAGCTTTAGACACTTTCGCATTTATTAGAGATTGAATGGCTGACATGTCTAAATTTGAAGGAGTAGTCCAATCACCCGTTGGACCAATTTGGTCATCCCAAACTTTTAGACCTCTTGTGTATGTTCCATCAACAGTGTTAAACCACATTTGTCCGGCTGTTGGATGTAAAGGAGGTATATTATAAGCAAAATTTTCTAGTAATCGAAGTAAATTTTCTTGAGTTCCTTCACCATAACTTCTCGCACCACGACCATATAATTTAAAACTGGTGGAAGACAAATCGATTGTTTGATCAGGAATGACGATGGGGGGTTTGGAACTATCTGCCCAATAAAGTGTATATGTTGACATTGTTTTTCCTCTGTGCCGGTTCACAAAAAATGAAACTGATAATTCCGGTATTATAATATCAGTTTCATTTATTTATGATCAAAAAGAAAACACTATTTGTTTAAAATATCCTCCAACTCATCCAAAGTGTGTTTGGTGGTTCGATGAAGAATTCCAATACCACCAGCATGTTTCCAAGCTTCTATATTATCATTCCGGTCGTCTATTAAAATAAATCCATCTTTTGCATAGAGGTGTTTATCTTTTGATGGACACACGATTACAGGAACGTTTTCACCGAGATGGATTTTACACCATTCTTCTTTTTGCATTTTCCCGTTCCTGCTTGTTGGTAGGCCAGTAAGAATAGTCGGATGATACGTCTTGATTGCATTCCAAAGTGCTTTACCATCAGGTTCCCAATCAAGCGTAGAAAAGAAGTCAGGAATGCTGTAAATCGCTTCCCACATATCTTTCTTTGCAAGTTCAGAGGGCAGTTTTCCGGTGAGTTTCTTTACACCTGCGTCAAAAGCGCAAAGGCAACCATCCAAATCACACCAGATTTTAACTTGTCGTTTTTGTTGTGAAAATTCTTTTAGTAACATATATGGACGCCTTTCTATTTGATTTGCAAATACTTAAAATTGTAAAGGATTTAATGAATGTTTATTCTAACCGAACAAAGCAAAAAATCAACACAGAAGATGAAACATTATTTTTATAACAAAAGCAGAAAAACCGTATGCTGGGTACAGGTGGAGAAAGGTCTACTTACCTAAGTAATTCAACTTTTGATTTCAACAATACGGGATTATCCAGTGTTCTGTACCCATTTGTCAACAATTTATTTGAATCCACAGGTTTATACCCCTTGGAACGATCTAACGACCAAGTAATATGATATAAACTACCATCTGGTCTTTGTACTTTCCCATTAACAGAAACCACCAACGCTTCTATGCCTTTGTCATCATCAGCATATCCAACAACTTCTGTCTTATGTTGATGTTTTGGCAAAGGAGTGTTTTTTGGAACACCAAAATCAAGTGTTATGTGATGACCTATAAAGTCACCATATTTTGGCGGAAAGTCAACCTTCAACATTTTCCTGGATCGTTCATCCAACACGAGTGCTATATACATTTCTTTAAGGAGGTAGTTTGTAAGTGTTATTTTCACAATACCCCAACAAAGCACAAAATGTCAACGTATTTATTTTATAGATTTTTTCAGTTTAGCTGGAAGAGATTTGAGTTGAACTTCCCACCCTCGAGCACCAAGGTTTCCATCGATGTTGTAATATGATGCTTCTATTCCTGAAAGAGTTAATGTTCCAACTACTTTACTACCATCTTTTACTGTAAAAACAAACGCATCTTTAGATTATTCATCAATTTTTCTAACTTGTTCTGGTGCAGCTACCACAATACCATTTACATACCGAACATTTTTCTTCAAAAGTCCAACAGGTTCAATTGTTAATGAACCATCTTCGAAGACGTCCACAACATTATGTTTAATTCCTTTATGAGGTCCAACATTTGGAATAACGATATCATCAACTTTAAAGCCTTCCAAAACAAAGGTTTTTCCATAAACTTTTTTCTGTTCTTCGTATTTTTCTTCTTCTTCTGTCTCAACAAGATATTTACCTTCTACAATTTTAAGTGCTTGTTTTAACATAATTGTTATCCTTACCATACTTAACTTCACGGAATATCTTTGTAAGTGGAACAGATTTTCTCTGTTCAGGAGATTTATACATATCAACAGACAAGAACTTCCACAAACTATCAGGTATTTCTGCAAGAGCAACATTTTCATAGGACTGAAGTTTTGTCGCTACCTCTTTAAATGCTTCATCTGTTCCTAACTTTAACATGTCCATAATTTTTTCAAGTTCAATAACAAACTGAACCCAATATCCCTGTGACTGATATGTTGGGTCTATATGTGAAAGGTGTTCAATTTTAAATTTAATTTCTTTAATCTTTTCACCTAAATCTTTTGTGACTTCAGAAGGCACTTTTTCGGTTTCTGGTTTTGTTTCGGCTTGTTTTTCCAAGTCCCCTTGTTCATCATCAAGTTGAGAAACTTTTGGTTCATCATTTTCGTTTAAATTGTAAATTGAACCTTCTGCTCCATCCCACTCTCCAATCGATTTTGTTTCACCTCTCTTGTATGGTTTTGGTCCAACCATAGCTTGAGCTATGTCTGCGTCACCGTCAAACCAAACTTCCGAATTAACTTGTTTACAAGCTTTTTTCCATCCAGCAAATGTTTGAAAAGTTCTTTCTCCCATATGATTCGTTGGATTCACAGATTCCTTGGTTAACTTATCGACAGCCTTTTCAATTCCTGCTTGACGTTTAAACGCTTTTTTATCAACCTTTGGTCTAGCAGGGTTTCTGGGACTCATTTCACCTGCTGTAAATGAATTATACGAAACATCATCAACAGCTTTTTTGATATATGAACTTAACGTCTTTTTGGATATCTCATTAAGCTGATTTAACGTTTCCAAATCTAACGATTCCTTTTTAGTGTGTTGGGCATTATCATATTCTTCTTCATCTTCAGGAGCAAGTTTTGAATCATGAAGACGATTTTGTGCTAAATCCTGGGCTTGTTTTTTCTGGGATATTGGAAAAATAGAAATCTCCCCCAACTTATCTTTAGGTGTACCAATAATAATATTTTTAAGTTGGGATGCCGTAACTTCAGCATATACGTCCCCGAACGTAGAATTTTCTGTAGCATCAAGAACAACACAAAATTCTTTGTTTTCTGATTCTTTCAAAAATTGTTCACTCTCGTGTAACAACTTCGCACCAAGGTATTTTGCAACAACAGTTCGAGCTTCAGAATCTTTTACTACATCAAATATATGATCTTTCGAGCCTGTATCTAAATTAGCCCATGCTCTTTTTGCAGCATCCCTGTGGCCTTGCATAACCAATTCAAGAATATGATCATAGTCATCAGCATCTTGTTTGTATAGTTTTGTTAAAGAAGGTCGTTGTGCATTTCGAGCTTCTCTCTCAAGATATTTTAACGTTTGAACAACAGCGTGACGGACAAACTTCATCTCTTCTGGAGAGAAATCTTTATCAGGTTCCACAGATTCCGTTTTTAATTTTGTTGTTTTTTTGATTTGAACACCAGCCAATTTTGAAAGGTCATTAATAAGAGACATATTTTACTCCGAGTTTGTTAATTTATTTATGAGTCGAATATTGATTTCCAACTATCGCTTCGAATTCCTTTATCAGTTGCTTTCTGTAACATCTGAACTGAATATAGTAAATTGGCTTCATACTGCTCCCAAGCATCTCTCATAGAGGGGACAGGACGTTCAACATCAGCAACTTCATATGCTCTGTGGACCAAATCGAGTGCATCTTTCCATTCATGATCAGGGTCCATAGCTCCCTTCTTAATTAGTTTTCGAATTTCTTCATTTTTCCCATATGGAATTTGATCTTCAACGTCATCACTTTCTTTTAAAGGAACAACAGAACTAACTGAAAGTTCTTCTCGTCTCACAGGTAAACGGATTGAAAACGTAACACCTTCTTCATGTTTTTCATCCCACTCTCCGAACTTTTTCAATAATGGAATAGTAATATCGCTTATTGCGATACGTTTTCGTTTATTAGCAGACAAAACCAAACTCTTGGCTCCAAGTGACCGAACAGCTTTCGACCATGTGTCAAAATCATCGAATGTTTTTGCCACACCTTCTGAAATAAAATCAATAAAATTCATATTAAACCGTTCCTCATATAAAACTAATTACTTTTCTTGGTACTATCAATTTCGTTTTTTATACTTTCATTAAATAAAGCATTTATGTCTGTTGGTTTTAATGCTGGATTTACATTTTGTACATGTTGTAAATCCTTATAAGCTTGAATTATTACATCTCTCGAATGAATTTCACCGAGCAATTGAATCACAACAGCTTTATAATATTTAGCAACTTTACCTGGTTCACTTATATCTGCTGGACTTAAATCAGACGTCACTAACCGACCCAAAGAAACATCTGGTGGATTTGGACAATATAAAATGGGCTTATCTACTGAAACGTTTTGAATTGTTGGATCGGGTTTTTGAGGATTGTTACCACATCCCACCAAAATAAATAATGTAAAAACAAATAAAAAATATCTCATTTTTTCTCTCCCACAGGTTTATATGATTTACTTTCATCGAAACTTCCTGCTGCGTCAATCAAATATTTAATTGCTGCAGAACAATCTTTTGGAGTAGTTTCAGCGAATATGCTATCCATTTCTTTACCATACGCCTTACGCATTCTAATGATATCACTGTTTACTTGATCAAGTTTATGTTGGTTATTGTTTACCTGATTTTGGAATGCCTGAATAGCAACATTTTGTTGTGTTATTTGTTCAACTAATAACTGTTTGTCTCTTTTACAGTTTGTTTTTTCCGTAGCAAGATCCGTTGTTAAAGTTGAAATTTGTGATTGTTGGTCCTCGATTAACTTTGTTCTGTTATGCCAATAGAAAAAGAGGAATATAACAAGTAAAGCCAATACAATTATTTGCCAATAATCAGCAACAAATTTAAACACCATTTTCATTATTAACGTTCCACTCATGTTAGGACTCCTTTTTTCTAGTTATTTGTGATACTTTTAATTCAAGAGAAGAAGACTTCCTACGTTCAATACGAAGTCTTCTTTCCAAGTCTTTTATATATTTTTGTTGTGTAATGACTATCTGTGTTAACTTTTTTTCTTTTATTTCCATATAATACACCGAGTATTTTATGTATTTATCAATCTCTCAACTAAGAAAACCCCAGATGCTTCAACATCTGGGATGAATTAGTTGTGGACGACCACCTTGAGTTTCAATATAACGCTGAATTGTTTCTCTGCTTGCGTCTCCAACTTAACAAGCAAAATATCCAAATGCTTCGAATGAATTAACATACATATATATGAATACAAGTGATATAATAAACTATTTATGATTTCGTTTAAGTACAGAATTTACCCAAACAAAGCACAGATTGAGTTCTTTAATAACTCAATTGGGTGTTGATTTTGTGTATATTCTGTTTTCATTATTATATCCCATATCCATATTTTTGTTGTAATCTTTCAAATTCTGCGCGTTCTCTTTTTTCTTTTGCCAACCGGTTTTGTTCATCTCGAACTGCTTGTTCTGCTTCTTCTTTTAAACGTTTCTCTTCAAGAACTTTTGAATCTTTATCCAATTTTTCTTTACGAAGTCGCGAACACTCTTCTTGTGCATCAGCCGAAATCTTATCCCACTCTTTTTCCACTGTTGAACCATATTCAGCTTCAGACATATCCAAACCATTACACAGAAGAGTAAATTCAGGATAACTTCTTGCACTTTCCCAAGCATACATCATTTCACCCCACTTCTTTACGACCTCATGTGAATCTTGAAAATAATAAATTTCAAGATTGGATTCTTGTTCATCTTGTTCATAATAACCACACCGAGACCAACTTCCTTCTGCACTGGGTAAATATCCAATTAAAGTATAATTAATCATTTTAATCCTCCAATACAATTTTAAATTTAAAATTGTTTAATACTCGTTCTTTAACTTGAGCTTTAACCTCTTGCATAATATAATCTTCAAATGAAATATTACTTTGGTGATACTCAGATTTTCTATATCCATTTTTGAGTATATTTGTAACGAAATATAACACTCTTTGAGAGAACCACCCACCTCCAAGGAGGTGGTGTTCTAATGTTCGTTCAGTTATTTTTTCAACTTCATCACGAACTATCTGTTCAATTCCTTCACGAGATAGTCCAAGTTCATTAAACAAAATATTACGAACGGCGCGATGAATCTGTTGTTCTGTAATTTTTGGTTCTATCATATTACAAGTCCTTTATTATAGTATGGGTGAAGTTTCATCATATCATTAAACGTTTCTTCCAAACGAGGTAATAAAGAAGCTACCATTTCTACTGTAATTATATCACCAAAAAGTGGTTGAATATTACGCGTAAAAGTGTGAGACACTTTTTCTTGTGTTGCAATTTTTGCCATAGATACTACGGAATAATAGACATCTGCAACATTAAAATAAGAAAAATTACCACAATTGTTTTTTAATTTGTTTAAGTTTGTAACGGGAGTGAATGCTTTAAACGGATCTTTCCCCATAACTGCACAATAAAATGCGAAGTGAAAAGCTGTTAATTTTTTTGTGTTTGCTGCCTGTTTCCAAACAGCTTTAAATTGAAGGTACTGCTCTTTTGTTTCAAAAATTGATTTCATCATAATTCTCCATAAGGTTAAAAGTTGTTTTTGTATTGTACAATAAATTACAACCAACTCTTATGGTGGCCCAGTTTTGCAAATCTACATCATAATACACCTCCATTGTTAACTATATTGATAAACGCTTTCGCGTCTGTTACGTACACAAACGTTATTCCTACAACTGCTTCTTCTATATATGTCTGTTTTACGAGACAGGGATAATCCTTGGGTGAATTAAAAATACAACATGATGCTATTTGTTCTGTTTGTTGAATATGTTTCAAAAACAAATCATACTCAAATGTCCCTCGAAGTATCTTCCACATATATTTCTTACTCTTTTAAAGAATATACATCATAAACACAAAAAGGGCAACAGAGTGCCCTTTTTATTTTCGTTATTTCGATCTATTTGTTTTCTTCGGGTTTATATTTACGATACTTTCGTGTTTTGGTTTTCACATAATCTCTATGATATACTTTAGCTGCCACATTTTTGTTCACACTGGCTTTTTCGCTTTTTTCATACAAGTTAGAAAGTTCTTTTAATAATTTCATTTCCCAATTCCTTAATTAAATGTAGATTGATAACGAGAAACAGCTTCAAGGACAGCAGTTGGTTTATCTACAAACGTATCCACTTCATTAATAGTCTTAACAACATTTGTGGATGATAGTGTAACAACATAACTAATTGATAACGTTGGTGCCACAGGAGAAACGACGATATCAACACGATTAACAACTGCCATTTCAGCAGTATAAGTTGATGGACAACTTCCAGGAATTAACACACTAACAGTTGTTCCAGGATCATATTTATATGTTACTGTAGACATCATTTAACTCCTTGTTCTAACATAAGAAAATCTTTAAAGGTAAATTTTTCTCCAACGACTGGTTTTTTAACTTTTTTCTTAGACTTGATTTCGTAAGTCTTTGGGTCAATATATGCGTCACTCATATCTTCTTCTTGTGCATCTCGACTATCCATTTCACGTTGATCTGCATCCATATTATATTCGTGTTCCCGCTTACTGTTATATCCTTCATTCATCATTTTTTTAAATATCCCTGTAATATAAGCATAGTCTTCACCACGACCTTCACTTTTAGCTGCATCTTTTGCGCGATTCCATCTACGTTCTGCTGTAGATACACCCATCCCATGTTTTTTAGCTAATTTGTTTACATATGCTTGAGGCACAATAATACTCCGCTGAATTTAGAAGTATTTATACTAATATCAAAGATTTATTACAATATCATTTTCATGTGTTTTAAAATTCTTTTTAACCATAAGTGTTTTGATTATAAATTTATAACGACCGTTCCCTAAATGCTTGATTACAGTGGGAAAATTAACAAATGTATCATCAATCGCATATCGAAACGTCACTTCGACCGATTCGTCTTGTTCAGCTTGCTTAAACACTTTCTCAACGTCTCCAGAATGTGCATCAAATTTTTTTAAGAATTTTTGGAGAGCTTGAATCAAATCTTCTTCTGCTATACTATCTCCACGTTCACCATCAACCGCCCTCTCATGTGAGTGAGTTGGAAGTCCAAGTTCTAATTTTCGTTTTGCAAAGTTACTTTTAAAAATTGAACGAACCTTGGTAAAAGATACAGCAGCCATCTCTGTTAAGTCACGAAGTTTCATAATTGTTCCTTACAGTGGATTATATATTGGGTCCATTAATACTATCTGTGGTCCTGTTGAAGTAACTCTCACCATTATATTCCGTGAACCCATATCAGTAAAATTTGAAAGTTCTCTAACTAGTTGAACTGCGTGTTTGAAGTGCGCATCTTTAATTGCATCAGCATTTATTCTATCTAAACTAAACCCACGCCCCAACTTGTCATCTTTAAGTAATACACCATAACTTTTCAATTTTGCTTCAACAGCATCTTTGACTTTTTCATTATCTAATGGAACAAGCTTTTCCATATCAACAGCAGCTGTTTTTTTAAAGGTTACATCACTACTTATAAAAGGCTTATCATATATTCGTAGATTTTCGAACCGAGGAAAATGAATATTGCGCCTTCTTTGAGCCAATCTAACAAAACTCAAGAACCCATCGTATTCAGAATTTATTCCAAAAACTTTTGTTACCATATTGGTTTTTTTGGTTCGTTCAACGGCAATACCTTGAGAACCTTTGCCTAACACTTTTGTTTCTTTGGTATCTTTACCTGAATGTGACTTTTCTATAGAAACAACTCTACGATATGAATCTGCTCCAGTTAATTCAAACAAGTCCTTTATTTTCATCTTGTCTTCCTTTAAACAAATCACTCACTTGATCTTCTGTAAATTTACCAGAATCCATTAGATGTTCTTTTGATTTTTGCTTTATAATCATTTGTTTATTTATGGGCATTTGTTCAATCAATTGAATAATCTGTTCAGCAGTTTCAACTTGAGACGTTTTTACAGGAAAACCAAACATTATCTTTAACGCATCATCAGGTGTATCAACAGTTTCAAATTTTTTAATTTTATCAAAATTTAAACCTGGGTATGTTGCTTCTAATTCTTCAAGTGTTACTGTTTTCATTGAAACCAAATAACCTTCACCACGTTTCTTCTTTGGCCGAAGTTGAAAAATTCTACGGAGACCACAAGTCATATCCATTGAACGACCGATACGGATTATAAGGTCATTTGTTTGAGCATCATATATGAGCATATCGACACCTTCTTCGTATAAAGCAGAAGCGATAGAACGAAGTAATATAGTTCTCACAACACCTTTAAATTTTGATTTTTGTTCCCCGGCAGAAAAATATGAAAACTTCGCCCATTCGGTGTTTTGAACATACATAAAATCAACTTGAACAAGACCTTTCTGAATATTCCCTCCAATAGGAACTGCATAACTCCCTATTTTGTTCCCTTTATTGTAGGTAGCGTAGTCTGTCCCAAGCTTATCAACCATTAGTTGGTGAAGCTGTTCCGGATCATATTTGTTTACATCAATACCCAAATCCATGTCTCCACTTGTTTTATTTTTCCCTGTTGAACCAAGAATATGTAAATCTTCGAGTGGAACACCAGAGAGGGTACTGACATATTTTACCGTTGAAGAAACTTCTTCTTTTGGAATTCTGGTGACTTTAGAATTACGTAAAGCGTTACCACCTTCTTTGAAGACAGTTATAGTGGAAAGTGGTGCTACAGGGTGATGAGAGGGATTATCGTTTATATGTATTTCCAAAGCATGAGCACTAGCTTCTTGAACGCTCCTTGCTTTGACTATATAAATCGTTGATTCGGATTGAGTTGGGCCGTGTTCAACTAAAACCCGAAACGTCTTTTCGGGTTTAACTTTTTTGTTCAGTGACATCTTGTTCCCAGATTATTACCAGAAAGTATAACTGAACATCATTTTTTAATCAACTAATATTTCTAATTCTTCTCGGAATTGTTGAAGGAGCTCCAATGCACCTTCAGTTTCAACAGGGTCCAATAAATCGGAATCTGTAAGAATATCATATAATTCGCTTGCTTTATCAATCACTGAAATTAACAGTTCTGTTTTATCCATATTTTAACCCCAACCAACGATAAAAGATATTTACTACATTCACCAATTATTTTAAAATTATCCAAGGAGAAGTTCTTTTCCGTCTTCATATCTCTCCACAATCTGTGGAAGTTCATTTGGGTTTTTTGGAATTTGTCCATTCATAACCATTTGTTCAGCAAACATTCGTGATGGGTAGGGACCAAATGTTCCTTTAGATGATTTAACAAAAATGATTGTCTTAGTTGGGGTTGAATCTGTAAGCATGTTTTCTCCTTATAATCTTGTTTGTAAATGACTGATTATCTCATCTGCGTCGTATTTGTAAATCTCATAAAACTGTTCTTCGTCGTCAATAAAATAATTTGTGACATTAATTCCACATAACCCACGATACTTAACATCTTCTGGTAATATAAACATAACGTGAATTCCGTTTACTGTTAGAAATTCAGTTTGTTTCACAAGCTGCATTCCAATAGATGAATTGTGTTCAATTTCATCTAGTACTTGAAGAATTAATTGTTTTCGCCAGTGGGAATTATGAGCGATAACTACGAATGTAGAATTTGGTTGTGCGACTTCAACAGAACCAATAAGTTGATATATCATCGATAGTGTTTTTCCACTCTGTCTTGGTAATCTAATTCCCATCTGAAGACATTCAGTTACATGATGCAATCTTTCAATATTAAGTTCGGTATTCATAATTTTCTTAGATATCACAAATATATACTGATTTAGAAAACTGGGTTTCCAATTGTTCAAAAATCGGTTCAACGTCATTTGCCCAACGTAACCCGCCCAATCCACATCCAACCTTTCCAGAGTATATTGTAAGGTCGTTTTTGTCAGCGAACATAAAACATTTCGTTAGACCAAGTTTAATTGCCATTGGATTCGCGTATGTCTTCCCGTCATTTCCATAATATTCTTGACTAAACAAATTTGCAACATATAATAGAGGTTCGTCGTGAACAAGAGCAAAATCAACATCACCAAGTAACTGTGTGTTATTCTCTCTGGAATTGTGGTATGCATTCATATATGATTGGTATACAGAAGGCCACTTACGACGGATTGCACCTGCAATTCCTGACCCAAATGATCCCCTACAATTTACCCCATGTATAATTAACCCACATTCAACGGTGGTTAAATCTTTCTTTAAATGTTTCATTTGTTATCCTATCAAAAGTGGAGAATGTATATCACGATCCTTTAAATGATATTTGTCTGATTTTTTAATCAACAATCGACCTTTACTAAAAGGGGTAGAGCAAACTCTCCGTTTTCTGAAATCTCCCTCAATCAGTTCTTTATCCCACCGGGCACGCGCAAGAGCGTCTTCCGGACTACGACCATAAACTACACACGTGCGTCCAGAGTAGTCATAACAGTGCCCATTATAAAAATTATGAACTACAAACACTCTATATTTTTGATCACCATCGAACGTTTGATTGGAGATTCGGTCTTCCCAATAGTTCATATCAATCCTTTGTTACTTTTCCGTTTTCAGCTTCTTTTTCATCTTCATAATCAGCTACTTGCTTACGATAGAACTCAAGTTTACAGCACTCCAATAACCCTATGATTTCATTGTAAATTTTATATGAAACACTTGGATATGTTTGTAACAACATTTTGGTGATGGTATAGTTCAACATTCCGTCACGATCTCGACCTTCGTTTTTGTATAAACGAAGAATAGCTTCTGACAATTCAGAAATTGGTTCATCCAATTCTTCACGAATGACTTGTTTCACATATGGCATTTTATTTCCTTTTAATGTTTGTTGGGACAACTTTTATCACTACACAACTTACTTACTCCACTACCAATACATCTTCCACACCTGGGACAAGGTGGTATATCTATTTCCACCAAAGGAAACTTTTTCACTATATTTTGCAATCAAACAGCACTCGTTCTGAGTGGAGGGTCGTCTGTGGTGGCTTCGGAACTCAAACACTCAACCATGAATTCATAACGATCTTTATGCATCTCGTGTGTTTCTTTCACCAGATCGACACAGCTCTTACAATAAAGAGGGGAAACCTTTGATACATAGTGTGTTTTATTTTTCTTAAATGAGTCACCACACAAAGAACACAAATAATGATCACTTCCATGATGATTGCCAAAAATGTCTCGTTTTAAAATTTCTCTTGGAAGAGCATTCAAATAAACATACAGTTCATCAAATGAATCAAATATTTTGGTTGATAGCGCAAACAACCACCCACTAACCCGTTCACTTTGTGGGAGAGCATTAACGACAAAGATGGGAATATCTTTTGTGTATGCAAATTGACACTCTGAAATTGTCCCTGCTCCTTTTTGAACCCCTTCATCGAGAAGAACAATTAATGCATCTGAATCCTTTTCGATTAACTGTAAGTCGGTGTAGACAAAGTGTTTTCTAATATGCATTTTTCGTTGCAACGGATCAGTTTTATCGATGACTCGAAAAATATCACCATGTTGTTCAGAATACGCAACATCAAGCGCTGTGATATCCAAAGGATAGTATCCCATCTTTTTTAGTTCAACGGAACACTGTTCCCTCCACAGTTTCCCAAATTGTCCATCGCTAGCAAACTCCATAGCACCAGATAAATAGATGTTACCTCTATTAAACGTTGGATGGGATATCATTAAATTTTTCTTTCATTAATCAGTCGTTCAAATACATTAACCGTTTTTTCACAACGAAGGTCATGAAGTCCCGCTAATCCTATCAACATATTTAAAATTTGATCTGTTGAAAGGTTCTGTTCAGTAATATATTCGATCACCAACCGAAGGTCATCACTGGTGTGCCACGCCATTAATATTGCTTGCTCTAAATCAAATTTATCCATCTATAGTCTCCTCAATAAACTTTTTATGTATTAAATCTAGTCGAACTAGAGATAATATTTGTCCAAGCCAGTTTGTTCCAATACCATTACACACTCCCCAAACTGTATCATGCCAAGTATTTGTTTCTTCCAGATAAGCATCACCAGTAGCTATTAATCGTTCAGCTAAATCTTTATTCTGAAAAAATTTTGCTTTTACAATCTCAAACATAATATCAAATTTAACTGCAAATGGAATCGTCAAGCAGCATCAAACATATCTATAATATGGTAATGTGTGGTAGTAACGATGTGGCTCCATATAAGCCTTTGTTATTTTAGCAATATTAATATTCATGAAATTCCCTTTTTAAGATAACCAACCCATTTTCGTCGACAACACATCAAAAAAGTTCCAATCTTTACTTAAAATAGCTTTAGCCTTTTGATCTGATTGTTTAACTGTAATCTCTACTTCTTTTGTATCACTCGATTGGACAAAGGCTTTTTGTCCGTCGGAACGAATCACAACCGGTAACCCTTGTGAGTATTTTGCTTCAATTCGAATCGTGGAGTGTCCACTCACAACAATAGGTCGGGAAGCCATTTTCAAAGAGGCAACTGGGACAATTTCAATAGCTTCCATAGAAGGATGTAAAATTGCGCCACCTGCTGATAATGCATATGCTGTTGAACCCGTTGGTGTAGATATTACCACACTGTTTGCACGGTGACTTCCAGCAAATTCACCATCTATAAATAACCCAAAGTTTAAAATAGTATCTGACTCTGAATGGGCAATTGTTAATTCATTCATCGAAATAAATTCAGACCCACAAACAGAAGTTTTTAACATCATTCGTAGAAGAATTGGTGGAACGTATGATTGATCAGACAATAATGGAGCCAGTGTTGTAAATAATTGTTCACGAAAAACATCTGTCAAAAAACCAACTTTCCCAGCATTTACACCAATAGCAAGAGCCCCAACAGCAGCTGCTTTTTTTAGGGTGTATAGCATTGTTCCATCCCCACCTACTGCTATAAACAATGTGTTTGAATTATAAGTAGAATTTGAATCTAACACAACAGGAATATTGTATTTTTCAACTAAATGAATCATAGACGATACAATGTGTTTTACAATAACATCTTCTTTATTATCCAGTTTTTGGATAATAACCACTCGATCAAACTTCATGTAAATCTCCAACCGATTTTAATATTTGACATAATACTATAAATATTTAATAAACACAACACTTAGGACCGTTGTGTAGTTCGGGGAACGGAACGCCCCAAAAATAAAACCCCGAAAAGGGGTTTTATTTTATTGAGGGGCGTATCTTAATTTGGTTGACATTTTAAGTTGACCAGCAAAAGGAGACAACTGTTGGTTCCAACTGGGTGCTAAATCTTCAAGTTTCTCACTGTTTGTTTGTTCAACGATAATTTGTTGTTTGCTGACCTCTCTTAAAGTAACTAATAGATTGTTGTATCCCCCATCCAAACACTTAGTATATAATACAGTAAACGCTTCCGTTGGTGTTTTGTAATTATTAGAATAAACATTAAGTCTTACTGCTTTATAAGGAAAAGTTAACACACTCGATTTAACAGAATATTGGTCTAAGTCTTCTATTCCCACATTCATTCTTTTTAACGTATCAACTGTTCTTGCATATGAAGCTACAACTTGGCACTGTGTATCAACTACCGGTTGCTGTGTTGGGATTTCACTACAAGCTGAAAGAGTTAATACAAAACATACTGCTATAAATTTCTTCATTAGAAAATGAACTTATATATCTGTTTAGCATAATGGATTAAACCGGTCCCGATTACTATACCAATTGCTATACCAATTGCTATACCAATTACTATACCAACTAGTGCCACAGTTACAAATTCCCCAAAAAATACTAGAATCTTCATTTTCTTATTTCCAATTTATCAGTTAAACAACAATTTACCAACTTATCATAAACTTCAGGTTCCACATTAATACAACCATGTGTTATCATGTGTTGTTTGGGATTCTCTGATAATATACGAGCAGCACGATGTTCAGATGGTCTCAAAAGCCAAAGTCGATGAATTGCGTATACTTTTTTTGAATCCTCGTAAAACTGCAAAACGTCTCCACCGTAACCCGGATCTTTTGGTGTTGAAAGTTTCGAAAACTTCAACATCTTGTCTTTATCTTTCAGCTTCGCAGCTTGATATGCGTGCTCAGAAGATGTCCAAACAATCCCTTGGTTGCATCCAGCTTATGATCACGAATTGTATTCAACATACGAATAATGTGATCAAGGGTATGGTAATGTCGGTGAGGTTCAAGGTATGCCCTTGTGAGTTCTGCAAATTGAGCTATCATTATTTTTCCTTTTATATTACAACATCGTCACCGATTCCGGTGTCTATTTTCATCCACTTTTTTAGTTGATCTTTTGTCCAAACTGGACAATTGTCAAACAGTACCATTTCATCTTGAGTCAATTTAGACTCAGGAGAGTATCTATCTTTTATCTTATATTTGTGTGTCAGATCCCAAACCCTATCTGCCAAAGCAATTGGTTGAAAACCAATTCTTTCTGACAACGAAGCACGAAAAATACTTGGAGTGCATCGTGCAAACAATGCAACACGCGACCGTTTGACAAATAGTGATTTCAATTTATTGTACAAACATTCAAACACGTTGAACTTTGGTACATCTTTTTCAACGTGAAGAATTACCATAAGAGATGAAGGATGTGAAAACTCAAACCCCAACTCAACCACTTCTTTATGGAACTTCATAAACACCACTCCTTATCCATACTGCCATCTAAAGTTCACCAAGGTAGAATGCTGACCCTGACCACAGAATAGTGATCAATATACCAAACTGGGACCAAAAGAAAAAGGAAACCCCCATTGTTATTAATGAACCCAATATCATACGTCCAACGATTCTCACATGACCTCCTAAGTCAACCAACCCATTTTTGTAGACAGAACATCGAAAAAGTTCCAATCGTTCGAGTGAAGCATTTTCGCTTTATTTTCAGTACATTTTACAACAATTTCGATTGCTTCACGACTATTATTCCAGGTCAGCACTTTTTGTCCATCAGATCGAATGATGATGGGACCTTGCCGTTCGTTACTATTAGCAACGATTCTGACAACAGATTTTCCACTAACGGCAATCGGCCGAGAAGCCATTCGCAGAGAAGCAACAGGAACGATTTCGATTGCATCCATATACGGATGTAGTATCGCCCCTCCAGCAGACAAAGAGTATGCCGTAGATCCAGTTGGGGTCGCTACGATCACACTGTTCGCTCGGTGACTTCCGGCAAAACGATCATCAATGAACATATCAAAACTCAGAATTGTATCTGACTCGAGATGAGCGATCGAAAACTCATTGACAGATACGGCAATATTATAGTCAATTTCAGTCTTGGTCTCGATAGAAACAGAAAGAAGCAATCGTTCATCCACATCAACAAGTGGTTTAGTGAATAGTTTTTCTAAACTGTTCACTAAAAATTCACGAACAGAAGAGAAATCATTCAAAAACCCTAACCTGCCGGTGTTAATTCCGATTGTGTGCCCCATAGGCAGCGGCTAATTTCATCGTTGAGTAATATATGGGTTGGCCTTATTCATTTTTTCAACCATCTCATTAATAATTCGTTGTTGACGTGTTGCTTCTTCCTCCGCTGCTTTTTTTCTTCTCTTCTGCAATTCTTCTTCGTTCATCTTCTTGGAGTGCTTGTAAAAGTGTTGAATATCCAGCCTCATCACATCTGTGATAAAACTTAGTAAACGCATCCGCAGGGGTTTCAGTTTTTGTAGCATATACTTCACTTCTCACCTTTCGATACGGAAATGTGAGTGCAATAGGAACTTGCGAAAATGAATCAATGTCTGATTCAGAAACATTCATATCACGAAGTGTAGCAACTGTTCGAGCGTACTTTGCAACTTGGATACATTCAGTATTTTCAGGTTTTGGTGGGGGCGACGAGCTACAACCAAAAACAAACAGGGGTAAAGCAAACAAAATCGATTTCATAAAGTCCTCCATGGGGATATTATACACGATTTACTTCTTGATTTCAAGTGGTTCTTTTGAACAACACGCTGTTAATCGTTCGTACACTTTAGACTCAACGTTAATACAACCACTTGTGATTATATTATCTTTTGGGGTAGCTGTTGCTAAACGTTGCTCACGTTTTTGCTTAGGGTTAAATTTCCAGAGACGATGAATAGCATAAAGGGTGGTTGATGTTTCTTTGAATACTAAAATATCTCCACCATACCCTGGTTTCTTTGTAGTCATATGTGTGATTGGAAACGTTCCGATTGGAGTATTTTTACCAATTAATATAGGGTGGCATTCCTCTATGTTGTTAACAGAGAAACAAATTGTTGCCACTAAAATGCTTACAGTAATCATATGTGTATAGTTTATAGTATTAGAATAAAAAATGGGGACCGAAGTCCCCATTTTCATTAACCACCAATTTTCTTGTCGGGCGCTGGAGGCAGCGTCTCAGGTGCCACTACTGGTTGAGCAGGTAGCGGAACTGTCACCACTCGTTCTATCGTGTTTGTTACGATAATCGGAGCAGGAGGAACTGGTTTGTTAACTGGAACGATGAAAATATATTCACCACGTCCCAATTTAGGCGTCCATTGGTATCCGTCACAAACTGTGACTTTATCTTTCAACTCACACTGAACTTCAACAACCCTCGGCCAGATGACCGCAGCTGTTGGAAAGCTAGGAAGATATTGAGGAGCAAACAGCATTCCATCTGGCATGAGATATGTTGCTTCTCTACCTTCAAGACCTGGAGTTCCGGAACCAAGAGGCGTACGTTCTATTACCAAATCTCCTGCCAGGGCAGAGAACGAAGCCGCTGCAAGTAGTGTCGTAATTAAAACTTTCATGTTACTCTCCTTTCGTTGGGTTATGGATTACTTGTCTTCTTTTTTGGTAGGGCAAGTAAAACCAGTCAGTTCCAACGCCTCGCGATTCTCACTGTCCATGCACATGCGAGCCATAGAAGCAGCACGCATACCCATGTTCCAAAGTTCACGAGAGTTCTTCAACATTTTGCAGTTCTTGTCAGTCCACGTAGAACCGAGACTGAAACCGAAGCCAGCAACACCGATACCACCAGAAGTAGAACCCATACAAGTGTCGTTCGAGCTTGTTAGAGCAGGACCGCCAACAGAAGGCACGTTTTTAATGGTCTGTGTTCCACTGTAGTTCACGTTTTGACCGGTTGTTCCTGACTGGACAATGTTCTGAGTCGTGGTACCGTTGACTGTTGTGTTCACATCAGATGTTGTTCCACCAGAGTAGTTAACATTCTGTGTGGTTGTAGTTGGAATGGCCGGGTTGTTGTAGATAATGGTTTGGGAGTTACCATCACTCGACGCATACGAATCAGACGTAGAACTCGAACTTGTACCAGCAGCAAACACCGGCATCGACATTGTCAACACGATAATAAGAGCAATTTTTTTCATTTACTTTTTCCTTTTTGATGGAATTGTTGTACTATGCGTGGTTACCACGCATAGTAATTCAGTCAACTTAACTATTACTGAGGAATGTTGCCGTAGGTAACGTTAGTCAGTGTAGTTGCGTTCGCATTGGTGTAGCTACCAGCATCATCATTACCTGGACCAGTTTGGCAACCACCGTGGCAACCACCGTTGCTCAAGCTATACACCTGATGTGCAGCAGGAACGTCAGAGGTACCAGTGGATGCAGCACCAACTCCAACGTAGTCAACGTGAGGAATAGTGACGGTGTGGTGATGGATGCTGGCGGTCTCGTCGTGGGTAACAATCAACAAACCAGTTGCACCCTGTGCTTCGAAGTTGGCGCTTTGTGAAGCAAAAGACGAGTGACTTTGATCAGTTCCGGCATTTGCCCAAGTTTTGGTCAACGCGCTTGCAGTTCCACCAACACCATTACGTGTTTTAGCTACGTCGGAAACAGCTACACCAAGTGCGTGGGCTTCACCAGTACCGTTTCCTGTAGAAACGTTCTTAGCAAACGAGCCACCCATAGTGGATGCTTCACCAGTTACTGTAGTGACATCACCAAACACAGTAGCTGTGGTTGGAACGTTACAGTTGGGAACGGTAACGGACAACATCCCACGACGAACATTAGAATCGGTGTCGCCAGCGCCAACTGCAAAGTTGCCAGCAGTTGAATGGGAAGTACCACCATTACCAGCTTGGGCATAGGTAGACGTTTGACTATTTGCATAAACAGTAGCGTCGGAACCAGTAGCAAAGGCAGCAGTAGAGATTGAAGCAAGAGCAAGAGCAATAAGGGTTTTTTTCATTTTTTGGATCTCCAATTAGATTAGTGTTACATCTAAGAAGATTCCAGGTAGTTCCGCTGCCATGGATTTCTCTTTAGGCCGGGTTACTTTGCGTCCCAATCTTTCGAATTGGTTTGCCCTTTACAAGAACTTTCTTTTTCTTTTTAGTTCAATGTCAGAACTAAATTTCTAACATCTGACACAAGTATATATTATTAAAATATCTATGTCAACATGCAATTTTAGTGGGTAAAAGGGTATTTAAGCTCAGAAGATGATGTAGTATTTTTACACTATTCTTTAGAAGCAACGACGCGTTGAACATTGCTCTTCAATACTTCCAACGTCAGCAAATCGATTAGCATTTTTGTCTTCAGCTCTTTATGAAATTCAAGAAGCAACTCAATTGACTCACTAAGAGTCATGTTCTCCCAACCCCTTATTTTGTTATATCGATCTTCCAGTTCATCTACTACAGTAGTAGAAATTCTGAAGGCTTCACTGGAGTCAATTGTGGATGCATATTGCTCAATGTATCCACATAACGTCTTTACATCTTCCCGACGTTGGGTCACAATATCCGCTGGTGTTGGAAATTTCAATACGTTGCTCATGATTACACCAATCTGGACATTAAATTCCTGGTTGGACTATACGACAACAGCACCGAATCAAATTTTTTACCAAAAGACGAAAGGTTGTAAATCAAATCAAATTTACATCCAGTGACCACTTCACCGTCTTCTACATACTTAACTTTTTCAGGAAGTTGGTTCATGCACGTAACAACAAGTTTCGGACTCAATCTAACACCTGCCACTGTTTCCAAATCATTGATGATACTTTCTTCCAACAAATCAAAGTTCAGTGGTGCATACCGCAACGTTCCTTGGTGTTCATTGGGAACGTTCGTATTATCAATAATTCCTTCATAGATTGGTCCATCTACTTCAAACGGCAAGGGCCCTGCTCCGTGTCTTGTCAGGTACGACCGAGTGATATAGAACACTTCGGCTTCATGAACTCCAATCTCTTTCAAAATTTCACAAGCGTTGAACACACCTGTCCTTGACCGAGTTACATGAGGAAACCAGTGGTGAAATTCATCAAGCAACAATCCCTGCGCACCTTCAAAAACAACCGTATCGTAGTTGTGTAGGAACTCCGGGTTGGTAACTGTGGTTATGTTTTCCAGCATATACATACACCGATCAATGAACCATTCGATTGCTTCAACAAACATATAAAACTCATCAAGAGCACCACATGCAACCCCAAGTTGTTCAAGGCGGCTTTGTGTATAATCATCTCGAATTTGTTTTAATTTCTTACGAAGTTCGTCTGGATTAAGAATATCAGCAACAGTTGTACCAAACCCAGGAAATGCTCGAGTCGTATTGCGCTCAACAGTTTCATTGATTCCAAACCCACAACTTCCATGTTTACGTTCTCCACGAGCGCGTTCAACAGTTTGATTGATTGCTACATCAAATGGAGTTACAAGATAGGCATTCACATCAACAAATACTTTTGGCTTGATTCCCTTATGATTAAAAGAATTATGCTCAGAATAGAAAGCAACTGGGTCCACGACAAAAAACCTTGACAGATATGTCGGTTTTCCAATTAATGTCCCTGATCCAAAATGATGGAACACATGACGAAGGCCTTCGGGAGTTTCTACTGTGTTATGAGATATACATCCATTGGCAATATAACTATGTGTTATAGGCATCGTAACATCATATACCTGTTCGATACTAAAATTCATGTCAACAGATTCAATATTGATTATATGATAGTTCGTTGCTACGTTTACAATATTTTCAAAATTTTCAATCTTTTCGTTGACCACAAACCCAGTTCGGATTCCTTCACTATCATGACATACACAATTTAGTTGTTTATATATTGCCTTTTTGATATTTGGGGGGACTTTAAGTACATATCCTTTGGTGTTACAATTACTATTTGCGTTTTGTTTATACGCCAACAACTCAACCACTTTATTGTTTTTAATATCAGACTGGAATCCTATGTTTTGTGCAAACAATTCAATAGCATCATATGATGCAATAATTAAATCATACGATCGTTGACAATTTGACCGCTTTTTATTTAATTTATTTGTTATAACTTTTGAGTGAATTCCAAATAAATACAGCAATTGTTGGACCTCTGACACCAGTTCCCAAGATATGTTAGAAAACCCAATTTGACCATATGTGGTTGTTTTTTGTTTATGAAATTTAATAGTTCCGTCTGCGTCAAACAAACCTCGTATATAACTACGAATTATACCTCTGGTACCCTGTAATACAAACTTTGGGGTACACTTGTTAACACCAGTTGTAATTGCAACCCCCAATTGGTCTCGTAAAATGTTAATAAGGTCACTACTCTCAAACGCAATAGTAATACATTGGTCACTCGAATGATGGGACTGTGTTTTTACAGGAATGTTCATGAGTGTCAACGCAGAAACAACATAATCAATTGTGTCCTGTTGAGAAATGTGACATTGGATCGAAATTCGGCTTCCATGAGAAGCATAATGTCCATCTCCATTAATAATTCCAGTTAAAAAAGCTAAAAATTCAAGATCGATAATATCAACATCAATCTTTCGTTTATTGTGAACATGATCAGTTTCTGATTGAACGTACTGAATGTTAGGAATAACACCCAAATATTGGTCGAAATATCTTGGAACTATAAATTGGTGGACATTTGGGTTTAAATCTCCTATTTTAACCCACTCAAGTTGAGCAGTATTCCCATTCCAAACATAGTATTTGTGTGCATGAGTCCCTTTAAGTACTACTCCATTTTGAAGGGTTATTCGGTTTACTTGTTTTGAGTGTTCGGTGAACAGCCAACTCGTGTGTTCAATATCTCCGTTCATATTAATTAGCGGAAAACTTACATCGCTGTTAGTAATATTTCCCACAACATCTTTAATATATTTAAGTCCAAACTGAGTTGTGATTAAAGTATCTCCAGTTTGACAATGTCCTGCCTGAGAGCCTCCATTAAACCGAACAACAATCGTATTATCAACTTGGGAAGCAAGATAATCAACTGTGCCACCTTTCCCTTCGTCTCCGAAATTTGCCCCAATTACTATCTGTGCTTTCATGTGTTAAACTCTCTTTGGATTTGTTACAGATGTGGGAATCCTACAGTGAACTATACATAGAGTCAACAAGAAAGCCGCTAAGCGGCTTTCTTGATCACTACCATAAATGAAACAATCAATCAAACAACGCGTGTTTCACAGTTTTACGAACACCAGCATCTTGCCACGACGCCACAACTTCTTCAGGATCTGCCCCCTCGGATACTTGCATTGCAGACAGAATCACTTGGGAAAGGTGGTTGTAATCAGAAAGACAAATGGCGCGCTTTCCGAGCAACTTACCCCAAGCAGCCTTCACTGCAGGCAGGGCACGCTTGGCAAAGTTTCCTTGTTCCACAATGATGTGAAACACGAAGTACTTTTCTTCAGCACGAGCCAACAGATCTTCCGAACTGATGTCGGCTTGTTCAGTCATACCGAAGATTCGTTCAATGTTTCGCTTTTCCAGTTGCTTCGGAGGATTCTCATCACCGATCGTGAACAGGTACCCCTTCTCACCACGCTTGTCAAAGCTGTCGATCTTCGTGCGGGTTGCCGCGAAGTACCAAGGGAGGTGGTAACCTTCGACATCATTTCCACCACCGCCACCTTCAACGAAGATGTCCTTCAGTTGCTGCACGATACGAATATCGGGCTCAAACTGTGATACTTGAAGAGGAGACGAGTCATAGATTTCGTCACCAATTGCCATAAACATGATGTGTGGATCTTCAACAGGTTTCGTGTCAATGATCCCTTCAATCAAAGTTCCAAGACCCTCTTTCGCCATCTCGTGAGCAATTACACCCATCGATCCGGTCACATCCAAACCGATGATGATTGGCCTGGATTTCGGGTTTTCTTCACTATCACAACTTTCGCGAACCAACACACCCTTAGGATCAAGATCTTTGTTGATTGATCGGCTCGTGTATACATCCCTCACATTTTTTGTTGCAGATGCAGTATCTGCAAAAGACCTGTATGCGGTCCTACTATCTTCATCCCATCGTCCGCGTCCCATAGTCGTTCTCCTTACTTGTCACGGTCAAAAAAGTTGCTCATCGGGTTTTTCCCACTTCCATCCTTGTTCTTGCTCATCATACCCATCATCATCATCATTGGCAACATTTGTCCCATTCCACCCATTGCAGGAGCGGTAGTTCCATCAGCAGCCGTCACACCAGCGCCCATTTGCGACATCAAGATCATCGGCATCATGCTTTCCATGTCCATACCATCCCCACCCATCATCATCATGGGAAGCAACATGCTTTGCATACCTTGCAGTCCAGTGTTACCACCAGGCAGCATATTCATCAGACTACGAAGAACCATCACACCTGAATCGAATCCCAACATTGCAACCTTCGGCGGGATAAACGACGTACGAGTGCCATCAGCCTTGAGAATTTTGAAACCTTTTGGCAGCTTTTCAACGACCCAACCTGTGGTTCCTTTTGCACTATAAATCAGGTCCCCAACATTAACCGAGTCAATCGGTGTGTTTTGTGCAAATGCGGGAACTGGCACACCGAACTGATCAAACAAATTCAGTACCGGTTGCGCATCATCACCTTCGCCGTCAACAGTGACGATACCGTCAGCAGTTTGAATGCCCACTTTTCCGGACATCAAATCCCAAACTACATTATCAACTCTCTTAAAGAAACGATCCATCAACTTATTGCTATTGAACATATTTTTCATCATGATTTTCACTCCTAAATGTTAAAATTACTTTTGTTTAATCAACCTGAGCACGTGCTCGGACCTCATCAAAACTTTGACTGAACGTCTGATATCCGTCCCTCGACCAAAGTCTCCAACCTGGCTCTGAATGTTCAAACCTGTGAATACCTTCGATTAGAGCATCAAACACTTCCAATTCACCCTTCTCGTTTTCACGACAACGAATCAAACCCGAAAGAGATTTTTTACCAGAGTCAGTTTTCGGATCTTTGAGTAATCGATGCCAAGTTCCATTCACCTGATTTGCAATAGCCTTCATACTCCAACTGAAGTCATCGCGTTGGCAGTCGTTCGTGGTTCCACTTCCCATTCCAGTGAGAAAGTTATCAACACTGAAACCAGCGGCGATCCATCCGTCGATCACACTCTCTAGAGTACTGATTCGAATACCATCACCTTGAAGAACACCAACTGTCGGAGAAAGAACTTTGTATCCAGCCTCGTTTACAGTATAACCAAATTTTTCTGCCAATATATTTCCGATGATTCCGGGTTGGACGGTTGGATCTCCACTGTCAGGACGCACAACCATCATTCCACCACTATTGACAATCTCGTCTTTGAGAATTGTTCCAAGGTACTCACCAACAAACCGTTCATCATCGTATGTGTCAATGACCACACTTACCACAGGAATACCAATTCCGTTTTTGGCAGTATTGACCACATCTTTCAAGCGTTCCACAGCTACAACTGCAGCCCCGAAGTCATCTTTTGTTTCTGCATTAGAGTTTGCACAAATTGTACTGTGTTCAAACGCTTCAACAGAAGACAAATACGCCTTTGATGTACGATATAGTTTTTTAATATAACTATTGGTTCGTAGACTGTCACTACCACTAAAAGATGTAGCATGTGCAATACCAGCAATAACCACAGCTTCTTCTGGAGAACCAGCTGCTCGGTCACCGAAATTGTGAAGTTTGTAATCTAACATCGCCATATTGGAACCTGTTCGTTCCATACGATCTTTAAAAATTTGTCGTGCACGGCGGCAGATCGATGCAACAGTGGACATCTTCCACACGGTTCCTTGAACCCAACTTTCAACATAAGCAGGAAGCCAAGCAAACCGTGGATGGGTGTTAACCAACCCCATTACAGGAGTTTGAGGTTTAACTACTCGCCCTTCCTCAACTGCATACATTGCAATTGGAAGGCGACCGTCAAACTCTTGAACAATCATCTCCCAATCCCGACGGTTAAAACGATACCCCTGTTCAGTGATTTCAATTTCTGCTTCATCGATCATATCCATCGTAATGCGAACCTTAGCCAGAATGTTAGCTACGAATGTTTGACCCATCGCAACAATTTCTGTAGCGTAACTACTTGATTTACGTGGAACAATTGCTGAATAAGTGTATTCAGTTTCCGGAGGAAGTTCAAGATAGTGACCAGCTTTATACGAATCGACAGCAAGAATGAAATTAAATGGTTTTACAAGTTCCAACATGATAAACTCCTTATCAAAGATTGATTGATTCGTCTATCGAATCAATTTTTATTACGTTACTGCAGTTACTTCAAAAAATCAACTACTCAAATCTTTCTTTCAATTCCAAATATTTCTCATATTCTGGGTCTGTTTCTTTCATGTATGCTTTATAGTAGTCGTCCCATTGATGCGGGAAACTATTTACCATTCCATGAAAATAGATTTCGATTTGA